CAAGTTTCTTATCTATAGTATAGATAGGTTTTATGTATGAGTTGTAAAATTTAAGTGGTTCGCCTGGACTGATTGTATTCCAAATCATCATACACACCAAATATATGAACCACAATATAAATGGTATGTATAATAATCTTATCCACATTTAGAATTTTATTTCGTGATTGATAAACCAAGTACCAGCTTCTATACCACGACCTGTTCTCTTTCTCTCGTATGCAAATTTTACTTTTGAATTATAGAACTTTTTACCGACATACATTCTTAACTTAGAACCTTCTCTTTCATTATCCATATCGTGATAATATCTGTAACCAAGTGTGTCTATAATTTTATCATTTGCATTGCTTTGTAACGCACACGCAGATGTTAATAATATTGCAATAATTAAATACTTCACATCATTCTCCTAATTTTGGTGGAGCCAGAGGGAATCGAACCCACGACCTCCTCGTTGCAAACGAGGCGCTCTCCCAACTGAGCTATGGCCCCATTGGTGCCGATAGAAGGATTTGAACCTCCGACCTGATGTTTACAAAACACCTGCTCTACCAACTGAGCTATATCGGCCTAACCAGCAACCCCACTTGCACTGCGTGAGTTTGCGTGGTAAACATTTTGGTCATCTTTCTTGTAGTCATCAGTCCAATCAAATGCTTCTTTGACTACCTGTTGTGATAACCCTTTATACACTTGATGAAGTCTTTTATCTTTAGCTGCAACTAACAACTTTGCTTCACTCTCATGTAATCCCTCTAACATCTGTATGAACATTGTCTCTCTACGAAGAGAACTCAATGTATCATTACCGCCCTTGATAAAGTGATAAAGGTTCTTCCATTCTCTACGAAGAGATGTGTGATCAGTTCCCACTGGAACTTCATTCTCTTTGTAAGGAACTTGTCCTTCTGGAACAGCAGATTTAACTCTGTCATCAAAGTTCCATATCAATATGGCAGTGAGTGAGTCGTCACGATACTCTCGTAAGGCTTCAACCTTCTTTACCTTTGTTCTTTGAGAGTCAACATAATCTAATATCTCATGGATAAAAGGATTTGGAGGTAACTTTACCTTCCTAGTCGTTGTCTTCTTCTTCGTTGTTGTTGTCATAATTTTCAAATCGAACTGCTAAAATTTCATCTGCTCTTAGATTACCATTTTCGTCAAACATCTCAGGATGAGTGTAAACTGTGTCTGGTGTTGTTTCGTATGAGTGTTCTCTTGCTACCCATCCTATCACACCTCCTAATAATAGTGCAAGGAACGATACACATGTTGTTATCGTTAGAGTTACTATTAAAGTTTCCATGGATCCCCCAGAGATTATTTTTTTGTTATGTTGATAGTAAAAGTTATTTCTCTTTTGAATAGACTTAACTTTAACTGAAAGGTGGGTTTTGGTTGAACGTTCCTCCTATTACGTAGTAACAACTCCACTCCCCGATTGATTTCGGGTTTGTTGTTTTTATTTAGAACGTTTTTTTCTTCCTCTCCTTTTGTCAAGATTATACCTCCATGCATCCTCTAGTATACCATAAAGATAAGTTTTTATCTTTCTTGCCTTTGGTTTTGGTATGTGACCATAGGCTTCTTTGAGAGTTTTGTCACCTCCTTTAATGTATTCTTCAAGTTCTAAAACCTGCTGTGATAACTCAGCAGCAGTTGAACTCTCAATAAACTCTTCGATCTGTTTCTTCTTCACACCCTCACCTTCAAGATAAGGGTAAAATTTCAAAACAAAGTCACCTTTGAAAGCCAGTTCAAGTGCTCTCTCAACAATGAAGTAAACTTCTTCAAAGTTCTTCATATGATTTTTTCTCTTTGTAACCATTGTAAAGTCTCCTTACATCCTCCGATGTAATGATTTTCAATTTGAACTTGTGGGAATGTGGCATCAGAACCAAACTCCTCTTGAAACTCATGTTTCGTAAAGTCTTGATCGTATTTGTATTCTACAAAATCAATCTTAACAGTTTTGAGTAAATGTTTTACTCTGTCACACCATTGGCAGTTATCTTTTGAATAGACTACAGCTTGCATCTTAGGTAAATTCCTTAATTGTTTTCTGATAATCGATGTCAAAAAGTTCTAATCCCTTGTCTGTGAGAATATGATTATACATGCCCTCAAAGATTTTGGGTGGCATTGTGCAGATATCAGCACCTTGAGCAAATGAATGCTCTACATCAGCAACTGATCTGATTGAAGCAGAAAGTATCTCAGGTAGATTATATTGTGCTGCAACATGAACTGGCAACACCTCTTTAATTCTTCTAATGAGATTGCATCCTCCAAATCTTTGGTCATCTACACGACCAACAAAAGGGGAGAGATATCTTGCGCCGGCCTTGACCGCTAGAATCGCCTGTGAGACGCTGAATATCAATGTGACATTAACTCTAACACCTTGAGCATACAAGTCCCTACAGACCGCAAGGCCGTCGGGTGTGCAAGGCACTTTGATTGTGACCGCATCATGGAATTTACTAATCAGACGATCTGCTTCTTCAAGCATCTCTTCTTTAGTTCCTACAACTTCCATGCTTATATCCTTAAGTCCCATCAAAACAAGGTCACGATAAACATCGTCAGGTCTTTCATGACTTTTCATAATCAATGTTGGATTTGTGGTCACACCATCAATCAATCCAGTCTCGAAATGTTTACTGATCGTTTTTGTATCAGCAGTATCAAGAAAAATTTTCATAAGTAATGATCTCTCGATTTTATATAGTGGTTGATATTTTTCAGTCTAACGCATCAAGTTGAGAATGTCTAGGTCTATGATTTTTCATACCATCGTGATTACCGTCATTTGGTAGTTTTCCTGTAGCCAAATAATCAACAGTGTCGATGCAACCCTTAAGATAAGATACTCTTTCCTTGTCATCTGGATTTGTTTGATTTAATCTCTTAGTAAATCTTTCCATGAGTTGTTGCAAATTTTCAGTTTGTTTCATTTTTTTAATACGGTTTTTCTTAAGTCGATTGCGACGATTATTTTCACAAACTCTTTTGACCGTGCATTCTTTGCATTCATATGAATAGGAGGATGCTAATCTAACATTCTTTCGAGTTCGATAATAACCATCTATTAAATTCTTTTCTTCTCCACAAACTCTACATTTCCTCTCCTGTAAAAGAAGATGAGCTAATTGTAGTTGATCATCTAGATCCATCTTTTCCTTACATAAAAAAAGACCCTATAAAGGGCCTTCATTATAACATATGTATGTTAGTTTACAAAGCATTACCACGAGGTAATACTTCTTCTGGGAACACAAAGTTCTCGTGTGGTTGGTCAACAGATGACATCCATGCTCTCATACCTTCATTTAGAAGAATGTTCTTCGTATAGAAAGTTTCAAACTCTGGGTCTTCTGCTGCTCTTATCTCTTGAGATACAAAATCGTATGCTCTTAAGTTAAGTGCAAGACCTACGATACCTATAGATGATGTCCACATACCCATCACAGGTACGAACAACATAAGGAAGTGTAAGAATCTTTTGTTTGAAAAAGCAACACCAAATATCTGTGACCAGAATCTGTTTGCTGTAATCATACTATAAGTTTCTTCTTATAGTGTAGGATCGAATGCACGGAAGGTTGTAGATTGAATCTTAACCTCAGTGTATTGTGATGTGTCTTCATACAAGGTGTTCTGTACTGTTGCACCATGAATGGCACAGAGTAAAGCACCACCAAGTATACCTGCTACACCCATCATATGAAATGGATTGAGAGTTATATTGTGGAAACCTTGAATGAATAAGATATATCTGAAGATTGCTGCGACACCAAATGATGGTGCGAAGAACCAACTGTGCTGACCTAAAGGATAGATCAAAAAGATGCTAGTGAAGACGGCTATTACTGCTGAGAAAGCAAGAGCATTGTAGGGTCTGATACCTACAAGTCCAGCAATTTCAAACTGTCTGAGCATGAATCCTATGAGACCGAATACACCGTGAAGTGCAACGAAGTTCCAAAGTCCTCCGAGTTGTAACCAACGAACGAATGAACCCTGTGCTTCAGGCCCCCATAAGAACATAAGACTATGACCCATTGCATCGCCTGGTGTAGACACTGCTGCGGTCAAGAAGTTTGCTCCTTCAAGATATGAAGATGCAATACCATGTGTGTACCATGATGTCACGAAAGTAGTTCCAACGAACCAACCACCGATTGAAAGGTAAGCACAAGGTAAAAGAAGTAGTCCAGACCATCCGATGAATACGAAACGGTCTCTCTTTAACCAATCATCAAGAACATCAAACCAGCCCCTTGTGGGTGCTCGTAAGGTAGATGCTACCATTATTTTCTCCTATGAAAAAGGGGTCACGGAGACCCCTTGATTTATATTTGATTAACTAATTAACCAATTGAAGGTGCTGTTAAAGCAACTGTTGTAGACTCAGCAGAAGCGAGGTCTAATGGGAAGTTGTGTGCATTTCTTTCATGCATTACTTCCATTCCTAAGTTAGCTCTGTTAAGAACGTCTCCCCATGTAGGAACAATCTTACCGTTAGCATCTACAACTGATTGGTTGAAGTTGAAACCGTTAAGGTTGAAAGCCATTGTGCAGATACCCATAGAGGTTAACCATACACATACAACTGGGAACACTGCTAAAAAGAAGTGTAGTGATCTAGAGTTGTTGAATGAAGCATACTGGAAGATTAATCTACCGAAGTAACCGTGAGCTGCCACGATGTTGTATGTTTCTTCTTCTTGTCCGAACTTATATCCATAGTTCTGTGACTCTTGCTCTGTTGTCTCTCTGATTAGAGAAGATGTAACTAGAGAACCGTGCATTGCACTGAATAGAGAACCACCGAACATACCTGCTACACCAGCCATATGGAATGGGTGCATTAGGATATTGTGCTCTGCTTGGAACACGAACATAAAGTTAAATGTACCAGAGATTCCTAGAGGCATACCATCAGAGAATGAACCCTGACCGAATGGGTATACTAAGAATACTGCAAATGCTGCAGATACTGGAGCACTGTATGCTACGCAAATCCAAGGTCTCATACCTAAACGGTATGATAGTTCCCACTGTCTACCCATATATGCGGAGATTCCGATTAGGAAGTGGAAAATAACTAACTGGTAAGGACCACCATTGTACAACCATTCATCTACTGTTGCTGCTTCCCACATAGGGTAGAAGTGTAGACCGATTGCGTTTGAAGATGGAACAACTGCACCAGAGATGATGTTGTTACCATACAAGAAAGAACCTGCTACAGGCTCTCTAATTCCGTCGATATCGACTGGAGGTGCTGCTATGAAAGCAACGATGAAGCATGCTGCTGCTGTTAGCAAGCATGGAATCATGAGTACACCGAACCATCCAACATATATTCTGTTGTTTGTAGATGTTACCCACTCACAGAACTCAGGCCAACCTGCTAGGAGACCATTCTGTCTGCGTGTAATGTTTGAAGTTGTCATTAGTAAGACGTTTTTAAGTAGGGCTCTAGGGTAGAGCGAAACTTATTCCTGCAAATCCCTCACTTGCAGGTAAAAAGACGTAATTTATCCTCCCATAGGTCTTGGTTAGCGGGAGCAAATATTGATAACAAAAGTTATCACCTTTCGTTATTTATCTTAACACAAGTTTACACTTTTGTCAAGGAAAAATTTTTATTGCCAATATTCATCTAAAATATCAAATACTCTGTTAAGATAATCGTTTGCCCCTCTGCAATATCCTTCATTTTTTTCTCCTATTTCACACTTATAATGTATTTCTCTTTTAAGCTGCATAAGTTTATTAGTCATTGCAACCTTGTCTAGTCTTCCGTTCATTTTTCTAGAAAGTACTAAATTTTATATATCCTTCTCTTCCATCATTGATGACATCATTACTACGAAAAGTGAAGTTAATATCACGGTTCCCGAAAATATTGCTATAAACATCTGTAAAGTCTGATAATAATTCATACGTTTAGTGTGTGGGCATTGATATATGAAAAGGATATCATTGCAGGTATAACCCAACTAAACGGTAAAAACATTCTTATTTTTTCTTTGTTGTTCATAATAGACCTGCTGATCCTGCGGTGATTCCTACGACCATAAAAAAACCGAACTCCACCAAATCTCTTGAACCTGGTGGAATTGAATTAATAATAGTGGACAAAAGTATCATGAATAGATAAACCCTAATCCACCTGTTGCTGTGTATGCGACTGCACACAGAAATACTATTCTGCTAATAATCATTATGCTCCCTGATAAACTGGTGTCATAACTCCACCACCCTCATCATCATCGTCATCGTCGTCTGCGAATCTTAAAAAATATTCAATAGCGACTAGAGCACCCACTGGATAGAAACACCATAGTATAGCTTTCCAAACTGGAAAGGATTGTGCAGCGATGTTGAATTCTCCCATAATTTTAAGTTTTGTTACAATAGTATTTAGTTTTGTAAAGTTTTAAGCGAATACGCTTGTAATTGTGCTAGATGCCAATGCCATCGCAAAGATGTATGGCACAACTCTTAATGGCACTGGATGTCTGTTCATTATACGAAACCTGGTATGAGTTGACCTGTTGTTAAATATGCACCAATTCCTGCTACGATGCCTAGCATTGCTAATCTACCGTTAAGTTTTTCAGCAACCCTCTTTTGTGGTTCAATTGGTTTTGGTGTTGTCATTAGAAAATTCCTGGAATTATTTGTCCTGTTGTTGCATATGCTCCTACTGCTGCAACGAAACCAAGCATTGCTGCCCAGCCATTAAATCTTTCTGCTTCTGGTGTCATGGGATTGTACCTTTTTTGAATTGTAAATTGTGTGTTAAGCTTCATCTTAGAAGAAACCTGGTGCTATCGCTCCAAATAGAACGTAGTTGATTGTGCCGATTGCTAAACCGAGCATTGCGAGACGACCATTGATCTTCTCTGCGTATTTCCAGTATGGATGTGCGTGATCCATTAGAAAATACCTGGTATGATTTGACCTGTGGTAACATATGCACCGAGAAGTGCAACAAAACCAATCATAGCCCAACGACCATTAACTTTCTCAGCGTTCTGAGGATATCCCTCATAGGAAGCACTTTCATCTATGTAAGGTCTTGTTTCATTTGGGAAAGCGTTTTGTCTTCCTCCTGATTCTGTTGTAACTGTCATTGAATTATTAAGTTATGTAACTATATTATATATAAAACATTAAATTTTGTCAAGTTTCTTAACATTTGGACTCGCTGACATAGAAAAGGAGGTCTTATGACCCCCATTAGATTAACTTATGTAACAAAAATATTACCAATCATCTTCCATTTCTATTTGCTGCACAGGACAAGGTGGTGCTGTTCTGTGATAATTAACGTGTAACAACTCTATGAACACAAGAGAACAAACCAATATCATATTGATCTGAAACAACGGATGTTTAAATAAATTCATTATATCTTGCGTTGAGTAAAGTCAATCCCTTCCATATGGTCATATTCGTGTTGGAATACTCTAGATGTAAATCCAGTTAATTTTTCCTTATGTAGTTTACCATTTACATCCTCATATTTTACAACTACAGAATCTGGCCTTTTCGCATCAAGAAAGACACCAGGATATGATAGGCAGCCCTCTTCAAGAACCACCTCCTTACTATAACTTTTAATAATTCGTGGATTGAAACAAGTAATTGTTTCTTCTGTTTCTGTATCAATCATCATACAAAATGCTCTCTCCTCTATACCAATCTGATTGGCTGAGAGACCAACACCATCATAGTGCAGCATATTTTCAATTAATATCTTTGATAATTCGTGACGATCCAAATCATAACTACACGACTTTACCTTGTTGTGTAGCATATAATCATCAGATTCAATCAGTTTCTTGATCATCTTCTTTCCTTGGGTTGCTTAAAAACCAAGAAGAACCCTCCATTGTGACATCTATATAAACAGTTTTTGCGTAATGTAATCCACGATAACACAGAAAAGCAAAGACCTCATCTATATCATGCTTGTCTTCATCCCATTCTGGTGCTTGTCCTCTACCTAGTAAGTGTAACATTTGTCTTTACCTCCTGTAACAATATTTATTGTTTGGATTTCCAGACAAAAAAAGACCCCCGAAGGGGTCTAGAGTAGTTCCGTGTAGAGACCGCACGAAAGGTCTCAGCACTATTTAGAATGTGAACTTAACACCTGCTTTTGCACCCCAGTCAATATCATCTTCTGCAGTTACAGCAGATAACTCACCGTAGAACTTATCATATGAACCACCAACATAACCGATGAACTCAACGTCACCGAACTCATCAGCAGTTTCTGTATGAGTTACTGTTGGGCCACCAGACACGTACCAACCGATACCTGATTCTGTTGCTCCTTCGTATCCAACTACTGCTT